AAAATTGATGGGTTAAGAGATTATAGGTACCATTTTTGCATTGAAAATATTAGACGTGATTACTGGTTTACTGAAAAACTTATTGACTGCTTTGTAACTGGAACTGTTCCTCTCTTTTGGGGTTGTCCTTCTATTGGTGACTTCTTCAATGTAGATGGAATGATTTGTTATGATGAAGTAAAAAAGTTACCAGCCATCTTGAAAACTTGTAATGAGGAGCTATACTTAAGTAAGATGGATGCTATCAAAGAGAACTTCGAGTTAGCTAAAAAGTATCGTCTTGCTGAAGAAACAATTCCAAATATTATATGAAGATTTTAGTAACAGGGGGAACTGGATGTGTTGGTAAACATCTACAAGAGTATCTACCTGAAGCTGTATTTATTGGATCAAAGGATTGCGATCTTAGAGATAAGGTTGCTGTTAGAGGGCTGTTTAACAATAAATATGATACAGTAATTCATCTTGCTGCAAAGGTTGGAGGTATTCAAGATAATATTGCAAACCCTGTTGAGTTTCTAGAGGATAACCTCGCAATGAATCTTAATATGGTTACTGAAGCAGTTAGGGGTGGAGTAACAAAGTTTATTGGTATTGGTAGCACATGTGTATATCCGGATATGCTCACAGATTATGGAGATTATCCAATGCCTGAGAGTAGGCTTCATGATGGTCCACCAACACCTACAAACTTTGGTTACGGATATGCAAAGAGAATGCTTGCTGTACACCTCGAGACTATTCGTAAGAATAGAGATTTAGACTACTTTACAATCTTTCCAAGTAACTTATATAGTGAGTATGATAACTTCGAAGATGATACTAAAGCTCACTTTGTTACTGCTTTGTTGAAGAAAGTTAAAAACTCAGACGGTGTTGTATCTTTACTAGGTACAGGTGCACCGTTACGTCAATTCATTCACGCTGAGGATCTTGCTAGGATCATTTGTGAATGTCTTGTTAAAGATGTGAAGCAGGACTTCAACTTTTGTGATGGTGTGAATGGTAGACCACCATCAATTAAAGAGATTGCTGAGATGGCTGTTAAGGTAACTGGTAATAAGGATCTTAAGCTAGTGTTTGATAATGATTCTGCTAAAGATGGTCAGTATAGAAAGGATTGCTCTAATGCAAAGATGAAAGAACTCTTTCCTGATTTTAAATTTTTACCACTTGAAGATGGCTTACAACGAGTATATAATAGGATGTAGATGAATACTGTTGAACTTTTAGGTTATTATGGATCAGACGAAGTAATTGCATGTAGTGCATGGACGTCAACAAGTAGAGAGTTAGATGAAAAGAAACGAAAGAGAATTCCGAAGCTCATCAACATGCTTTGGAGCGAAGGACACGAAACACCCTTTGAAAAAGGTACTGTTCACTTTTTGGTTGATTGTGATATTGCCTCCCATATTCATTTACTTAAGCATAGAATTAGCTCTCTTAATGCTGAAAGTGCGAGGTACAAAGAGTTAAAAGAAGATAAGTATTACTTGCCTGAAGATTGGACTCAAAAATGGAAAGATATTTTGGAAGATTATACTCATGAGGGAAACAAACTTTATCATGAGTGTTTGGCAGATCTTGAACCAGTTCTCGGTAGAAAACGTGCTAAAGAATCTGCACGCTTTTTCAAAACGTATAACAGTAAAATTCAATCTGATATTATGTTCAATCTACGGTCGTTTGGTAACTTTATTAAACTACGTAATAGTGAGCATGCACAAAAGGAAATTAGAGAAATTGCTCAAAAGATGTTAACTCTTGTAGAAAACATTGAAAGTAAACCTTTTCAGCATACATTAGACTCTTGGAAAAAAACAGAAGTTATTCAATGAGAGCAATTATTTTTTAGTACCATGTATTAAAAAAGTCGAGTTATGACTAGAATTATTAGATTGTATATAAAATAAAATTACTATGATTAATTTAGTATCAGACACCATAGATAAAGAAGATATCGCTAGTCTCGTTAACTGGCTCAATCAAGAGGAAATCCCACAATTAACAAAAGGACCTGTCACTAAAGAGTATGAAGCAAAGTACTCTAATTGGTTAGGTGCTAATCACTCTGTGTTTGTCAATAGTGGTTCATCTGCTATTCTTCTCGGGTTAGCTGCTCTTAAATTTGGTGGTATACTTAAAAACAATAAAATTGTTGTACCTGATGTCAGTTGGGCTACAGATGTGAGCTCACCTCTTATTCTTGGAATGGATACATTTGTTGTTGATTGCAATCAGGAAGATTTATCTGCAGATTTATATCTTCTAGAAAAAATATTTAAAGAGGAACAACCTGCCGCGTTTATTTTAGTATCGGTTCTCGGACTTGTTCCTGATATGGGACGCATTCTAGAGCTCTGTAATAAATACGATGTATTGCTGATTGAAGATAGTTGTGAGAGTATGGGTTCAAAGTATCAAGGTAAGAAACTTGGTAACTTTGGTAGTATGAGTTTCTTTTCCACGTATTTTGGTCATCATATTTCCACTATTGAAGGTGGAATGGTCTGCACTAACAATAAGGAGATTAACGATTTACTCCTTATGATTCGTTCACACGGGTGGGATAGAGACCTTGATAATAATACTGCAGATAAAATTGCATTGGAAAATAATATTAGAGACTTCGATAGAACATTTACATTCTACTACCCTGGCCTTAACGTAAGAGCGACTGATCTCCAGGCAAAAATTGGTCTTAATCAAATTGACAAAATTGATAAGTTTGCGAAAATTCGTAATGAAAACTTTCATAACTATAATGACAGGTTAAAAAAATCTTCGAATATTTTTTCACCTATACAAAGAGAAGGTGATTTTGTTTCGAATTTTTGTTACCCTGTTATTTTACAAGATCGTAACAAGTGTGTTGCAGAACTAATGGAGAACAATATTGCATGCAGACCTCTTATAGCAGGCTCAATTACAGAAAGTCCTATGTGGAAGCGGTTTGGAAAACGGATAGTAGACAATGGAAATGCAAAATTTGTGCATGATTATGGCTTCTATTGCCCAAATCACCAAGGTATGGGTGATAAAGAGATAGAACAAATTTGTAACATTATTAACAAATATTAATACAGGAGATATGTTGCAACGAGCGATTATTATCTTATAATAGATAAGAGAATATGATTATTGAGCGAGATATATATGATGGATCTTTAATTCATAAGCGATTTGCATATGAATTCTTTCGTAAAGATGTTTCACCGGTTGGTAATATTGTTGCCTTTAGGGCACCAATGAATGTAAAAGATAATTTAATTGACCTTGAAGACACCCTTACAAATGACTTTATTGCGTCTAATGATGCTATTAACTTTTGCTGGGAAATTCCGAACTTGTGCCCATTAGGTGCTGTATCATTCCAACGACTTTTCAACACTGCTTTAGCGCAAATTCTATCAGACTATATTAAGTTGCCTATTTCTATGAAGGGTGATGATATTATGGTGGTTGATAAGTTTACTGGCTCGGATGGTAGAGTGCGTGAAGAAGGTAAAGTAAGTGTTTCAATAACATATAGTAAAGATAATGTTGCTCTAGGTCATACTGCAATTAATATTAATGCTGGAAAAGAAGCTCCTGGATTTGCTTATTCTTCTTATCTTTCAGATGAAGATGCAGAAGGTCTTATGATCAAAGTTTGTAATTATTTTAATTATGAAATAAGAGATCAATTTGTTGCAACCACGAAAGTAATTGTATAATGATTACAGTTACAGAGTACTATGGAGTTGAGCCACACTTCTGTGAATGGGATTACATTCAAGGTGTTATTAAGGAGCTTAACTTTGAAAATGACACGCAACTTCACATTGTAAGTATGACCCAGGAATGGGACTTTCGTGATAAGGTAGTACTTAATAAAAATAAGAGAAACGTTATTATCGGTCTATCAGATGAGTTTATGACTGATAATGTTCCTCAAGAATGGAAAGATAACGCTACTACATTTAAGGCATATTTACAACCAAGCCAAGAATGTAGTAGTGTTCATTCGTTCCCACTTGGCTATAACAAGAAACATAAAAAACTTGTTAATCGACCAATAAAAGATAGACCAATTGATGTATTTTTTGCAGGTCATATGGCATCGAAAAATAGGCAACGATATATGCGACCGGTAATTGAGTTTTTTCAAGCCATGTCGTATAATGACAGGCCTAAAATAGATTTTAATATATCTAGAGGATTCAATATGGGATTAGATGCTGATACGTATTCAAAAAAACTACATGAATCTAAAGTTGTAATTTGTCCAGCCGGTAATGTAAGTGTAGAAACATTTAGGCATTATGAAGCTATGAGAAGTGGTGCTATTGTTGTATCACCTAAACTACCAGATACCAAAATTTATAAAAAAGCTGCTATTTGTCAGGTGGATGACTGGGAGGTAAACGTAGGTAATACTATTATGGATTTGCTTTCCGATATAGATATGTTACAATTAATACAGGACCGACAGCAACGGACTTATAATAACAGGTTTACAGCAAAATCAGTCGCTAAATATATTAATGAACTTCTTCCAGCTACAAAATAAACTTTTTTACTCTAATAAGAGTAAGCAGTCAGAACCTTTGGATTCGGAAGGTGAACAAGCATTTGTACCATTTCTATTTAATAGATGGTTGTCGATGTATAGCAAAGATACAGTTTGTTTTGTTAATGAAACTCTTAACAAGTACTGTGGTATCTTTGATACTGATAAGCAAAAAACATATCGATTGTATTACAATTTAATTCCACGTCTCAAATTCAAGCGTATTAGTTATATAAAAAAACTAAAGAAAGATAAGCAAGATGAGAGAGATCAGCTTAAAATAATTGCAAAGAATAATAATATATCTGTACGAGAGCTTGAAATTTATCGAAACCTAATTAAGTAACGTTATGGCTCAAAGAAGTATTGATACACTCGCAACTCAAAAACATCTTATTGATCTCACAACTCATAGTGAGGGTGATGTTGGTCTTACAGATGAGTTTGAGCTCACTATGATTTTTGATGATATTTTATTAGTTGAATATGTTGATGAAAATGATACTGGTGAGATTCAACGTAATGGTATTTTCGTACCTACTAATGCACTAACTAAAGCATGGCGTAAAGCAAAAGTCATCCTTACTGGACCAAAAGTTGAATATACTAAACCTGGTGATATTGTTATCTTTCCTAACAATCTTGGCGTTACAGTGGCTAATATTGATGTTAATGGATCTACAATTAAAAAAGGTATCTTTCTGAATGAAGACAGGCTATTCGGTATTTGTAAGTTAAAGAATGATAATTCAAAGGTCAGCTCTTGATTCAATACTTCTTAAAAATGTATGTGAAATAAGATTTGTACGACGTCGACCGAGAGCAGGTGATGGCCCTACAAGACGTATGCTATGCACTAAATCGTACGAACTCTTAAATTCCGTTAACGGGCGCACTACTTTAAATTACGCACCACCGCGAGGGCCGAAAAAGATTAACGAAGCAGTAGAAAATGTTTTAGTAGTTTGGGATATATTAATGCAAGGTTATAGAACAATTAATATGAACTCTTGCGACTTAATACAACAAATTCCTGAAGAAGAGTTTTGGGAATATTTTAATGAAAATATATATCCCATGTCACCGGAGCAAAAGTTAAATTTTATGAATTCATGAACGTATCTCTTGAAAAATTGTCAGAACACTTAAAACCTTATCTGTTACAAGATATTGCAATATGTACTGATCGTAAAATTATTAGACGTGGTAAACTGAGAATTTTTCAAATTAAGCAGCACTATGCTAAATTGACCCTTGAAGATGAGTTGAGAACACGAGTATATGAAATACCGTACCCATTTGAAATAACTACATGTGGTTCGAAAACTGTTTTTTGCTACAAACTCAACAGATTACTTAATTTTGGTGACTTAGATCTTCAAGCTAAATTTTTAGATTCATCTAAAAAATCAAAACTATATAATGAAAATTTATACATAATGCCATTACGTGATGTTGATTTTTAGGGGTTATAGATTACACTATAAATGTGATTAATAATTTATTGCAGCAATTCCCGCAAGGGTACAATCCTAATCCATCTCAAGTAAAGCTTCTTAAGAGCATTGATGAAGCATTTAACTCAGGCAGTAAATTTGTAGTATGTAATGCTCCTACAGGTAGTGGTAAGAGTTTTATATCTAAAACATTAGGGAATGTTGCCGATGAAAGCCCTGATGAGTTTCGTCAGTTAGTTACATCATATGCGGCATTCAAACGTACACAGACTGGCTACACGTACCAAGAAGAGTGTGATGAGTTACCGGCATTTGGTTGTACGGCGTTGACAATTACAAAGGCATTACAAGATCAATACAAAGAATTATTTAAAGATACGGAAGTTGTTAAGGGTAAGTCAAACTATCAATGTGCAGTGGATGAGCGGTATCCTGTTGACGTAGCACCATGTTTGCATTCTGCTAACCTAAAGGCAGATTGCTGGGCTAAAAATAAGTGTCCATATTATGAAGCGAGAAACAAAGCACTAGTGTCGCAGTTTAATACACTAAACTACAATATGTTTTTTGCGCTACCTAATCATCTCAAGAAAAGGCAGTTTTTAATTTGTGATGAGGCTTCAGAATTAGAAGACCAATTAGTTAAGGAGTTTACTTGCAATATCGATTATAAGTTTCTCGCAAGGATGGATATTGATATTAGACCTTTGACTAAGCGTATGTCAGCAGTTAAGTGGTTGACAGAACTACAAGTAGATATTACTGACAAAATAGAGGAGATTAAAGACATCTTATCGGTAAGTAAAACAAATAATAAAAAAGCTATATCGGACTTAACTGCAAATATGCAACGGTTAATGAACTTACAAAATAAAGTAGGTTTGGTTATCGATTCGTGGCAGGAGTCTGAATATGTTTATGAGAAGGGTGTGGCAGGAATTGTGTTTATGCCTCTCAAGGTTGACAAGCTATCATATAGATTATTTGATTATGCAGACAAAGTAATTTTGATGTCAGCGACTATCATCGACCCAGACAGCTTTTGCAAAACATTAGGTATAAAAGATTATAAATACGTTGAAGCTGAGTCGACATTTGACCCTAAAAAGGCACCTATTATTTGCAATCCTAAGTATAAGTTAAATTACCATACGATGAATAAATACCTCCCACGCATCATTAAGCAAGTAGCTGAAATATGTAAGTATCATGCAAATGATAAAGGAATTATTCATTCACAAAATAATAATATTACAGCTAATTTGAGCAATTTATTATATGGTGATAGATTTTTATACCGTGAACCTGGTGTTAAAAATGAAGCCATTTTAGATAAACATATGTCCAGTTTAGATCCAACTGTTTTAGTTTCACCGTCAATGTCTTATGGAGTTGATCTAAAAGGAGATTTAGCAAAGTTTCAGATTATAATTAAAGCTCCTTTTCTACCAACGAAAGATATTAGAATCGAACGAATGATGAAAAATGATTTTGATTGGTATCAAAATAAAATGCTATGCTCACTTATTCAATCATGCGGTAGGGGAGTCAGATCCAAAAGCGATACGTGTATTACTTACATATTAGATGGTACAATAGTAGATAGTATTCTACGTTCTAAACATAAATTGCCAAAGTACTTCCTCGAAAGATTTGTTTGAGGATTAAATATATATAATGGTAAATTACACCTATAATTTTGAGATTAAGGATCTTCTTACTCAATTTGTTGCTGCTTTTGATGATACTGTTATTAAGCGATATAATAAGAACGGCAAAGCACGACAAGAAATTGGTGTTAGGTACGTATTTGCACCTAAACAGCGAATACTCTATGATATAGTTAATAAAGCTCAGAATATAGAGTTACCAGTTGTAGCTGTCAATCTGACTAGTATATCGTATGATACAGATAGAGTATTTAACAAGCTTAATAATTTTGATAATTACGCTACCGCTAATTCTTCTTCAGCAATTAGAACGCCGACTCCAGTTAATTTATCAGTTAATATGTCTATACTTTGCAGATACATGCAAGACATGGAGCAGATCATTTCTAACTTCGTACCGTATTCAGACCCGTATATTATTTTGTCATGGAAAGAGCCGGTATCAGACAATGTCAACAATACTATAGAAATTAGATCTGAAGTATTATGGGATCAGAATATTAGTTTAAACACACCTTCTGAGACAACATATAGTGATAAATTTAGAATTATTGCAGATACTACATTTACAATTAAGGGTTGGTTGTTTAGATCAAAAAATGAGAGATCTTCGCCAATTTACTTTATAGATAATAATTTCATACATGCGGGGCCGAATTTCAATTTAAAGCAAGGATTATCATCCCTAGAATATGAATCTTTTTTTAACTCATTAACTTCTGAAGCAGATATAGAAACAATTTCACTATCAGGTATTCCTGACATTAGTAATATATTTTTCAATACTTCCAGCTCTTTACTTCCAGTAGATAATACTATCACAATAAAGAGGGATCTATCTGCAGGAGGTAGAAGCTATACTTTGTATGGTAATAATTATAACGAAACTGAGTTCTTAATGCTTAGTTCTAATAGTGCAATTACAACAGGATTTACAGCTGTAGATACAACATATACGGGAGTAGCTAGTGGCTACTTAATATCAGATAGTTATTGGGATGTCCTTAATAATGAGATACTTAACATCACAATACCCCCGCTAACTGCTGCAGGTAATTTTGATATTATAGTTAAAAATCCAGCTGGTTGGAAGTCTTCAGCAGAAATTGATGGCTTCCAATTTACTGCAGAATAAATAACTAAAGATGGCTGATACTTCTCCAACAAATGACGGTAGAGCTGCAACTTTCGGTAGAAATCTTGTAAGCTATATCTCGAATAGATTACCGTATGCTAGTCAACAAGACGACGAGCTTAATACAAAGTACAAGTATTTTGCAAAACACGGTACGCAAAGAGCGGAGGCATTAGCGAAAGCATCTGTAACATCTTCCAACCCATACAACAATATCCCTATTGGTGATTTTGGTAAGGATGGTTCATTTCAAGATGTTATGTATGCATCTTTAGATGCTGATAAAAGTGGTAGGTTACGTGATTATCGGGTTATAGCTGCTTACTCAGAAGTTTCAGATGCTTTAGATGAAATATGTGACGAGTGTATTAATGTTGATGAAAATGGTCGAGTCGCTAAAGTTTATTACGAAAATATTGATCTATCTGTAGATAATAAAAAAACTCTAGATGAAGAGTTTGATAAATATATTGATTACTTTGAGCTCAGATCAAAAGGTTGGCAATACTTTCGTCAATTGCTAGTTGAAGGTGAGGTCTTTTTTGAGCTAATTCTACATGAAGAATATACTCGAGAAGGTGTGTTAGGGTTAATGAATATACCAGCAGAAATAGTTGACCCTGTTTATAATAACATTCAAAATATGATCGTGAAGGGTTATATTTATAAGAAACCAATCTTTAGTGCTACACAGCCAGATAGAGTTGAAAAAACTGAAATGATTCCAATGGAACAGAATCAGTTAATTTATGTTAATTCAGGTGTATATAATGAAACAAAAGATTTTGTAGTACCATTTTTAGAGAATGCCCGTAGACCTTATCGGCAATTATCTTTAATTGAAGATGCAATTGTTATTTACCGGTTAGTTCGCGCTCCGGAACGATTAGTATTCAACGTTGATGTAGGTAATATGGCTCCACCTAAAGCAGAGGCATATTTACGTAAGCTTATTCAAAACTATTGGTCAAAGAAAACATTTGATAATGATCAGAGCAGTGTTGTAAATAAGTTTAATCCGCAATCAATGCTTGATGCTTTTTGGTTCGCTAAGCGTCAGGGGTCAGAAGGTACGTCAGTAACGCAATTGCCTGGTGGTGCTAACTTAGGTGAGTTATCAGATTTAATGTACTTCATTAAAAAGTTGTATCGCTCCCTTAAAGTACCTGCAACGCGTATTGACCCAGAAGACCGTACAGTTGATCCTTCTAGTATTTTACGTGAAGAGCTTAAATTTGCTAAGTTTATAATCCGGCAGCAACAGCGTTTTGCCACTGCCGTTAAAAGAGGTTTTATTACACATTTAAAATTAAGAGGTCTATGGGAAGAGTTAGAGTTAGGAGAAACGAATATTGAGATAAATTTTAACCCTCCTACTAATTATTTTGAGATGCGCGAAGCTCAAAAACTTGAGCTCAAGGCTGCTAACTTCAACAATCTTGCAAGTAATGAACTAATCTCTATTAC